TGATGCCGTTGGCTTGGGTACGGATGACTTGGTCAAGCAGGTCGATCGTATCTGCGGGGAAGGGGTAGATTGGCTGTCCTGTGTTCATGACGATCTGCCCTTGCTCGATCGTCCACAGGTTGATGCCACGGTTTGCCCACTCGATGGTGAGCATGTTCAGACTGCGTCGTGCTGTACGGAACTCATAGCCCGTGCGAACTTCTAAGCCCGCACGCTCATACGCTTCCTCAATGATGTCGTTGAGGTCTAGGTTAAATGCCGCAAGTCCGGATGTAACTGCCATTATCTAAACCCTGCTGTTTTCTTTGCGATGCTTTTTGGTTGTGCCACAAACTGTTTGCCCTTGGCTTTACCAGCACGTTTTGCTTTTGTCGTCGCTGCGTATTCTGCTGATGACAAGGATTTTATGGCGGCTTCTGGCAAATAACGCTCACCCGTTTTAGACGAAGGCTTCCCCGACTTGGTACGCCATTTCTGGTCGCCCCAGTTTTTGAGGGAAGTCTGCGGAGCTTTCAATCTCGGTAGCCCCCGCCAGCAGCTTTATATTTCTTGGCCACCAGCTGCGCTTTTCTCGCGCTCCATTGTCCTGCGCCAGTACCGTGGGTGGCTGCGGCTTTGACCTGAGACACGATCCGCTTACGCAGACTGGGCTTGGTGTAGTTACCGGCAGCGTTGACCCCGCCACCCTCTTTGTAAACCTCGACGTCATTCGGGTTGTCCTTGCGAACAACCGTCTTGCCTTTTGGCATCTTAGACGGGCGCATCGCCCCCATGCCGCGAGAGGCCATCATTTAGCACATCCTTCCACGGGTCTTACCCCGCTGAGCAATGCCATCTGCACGACTGGAAGCTGAAGAGATCTTGCCACCTTTGGCCTTGCTTTCAACATTACTTGGTTTTGAGTTTTTCATCATTTCCAAACCAAATTTCATCAGGCTATCACCCATAGTCGATTTGGTTGTAGGCGCTTTTTCAGCCGTAGCAGCGGCTCTTTTGTCAGCCATTTCTTGTGCGACGTCAGCAGGGATTGGCGAATCAGTACCGCCAGATCTAGCTTCCTTGCGGTACTTCGCAGCTTTTTTGTCGTCTTCAGTCATGATTAGCACATCTTTCCGCGAGTCTTACCTCGCTGAGCAATACCGTCAGCACGGCTGGAAGCGGAGGAACGAACAGCGCCGCCTTTTTTCATATTAGACAGGGCTCCAAGGCCCGGGCCTTTACCGTCAAAACGCCGTGCAGGGGTAGGCGGGCTAGCGTTTTTAGATTCTTCGTAATCTTGAGCAGCAGAAGCGCGACGAGTAGCCTCTTCCCTCGCTTCCTCCAGCATACTTTTTTTCCTTGGGACAGGAGGAGGTCTATTAGCTTCCATAGCCGCACGATTGGCGTCTGCTTGGCGACTTGCTTTCAGTGCAGTGTCACCCAAGCTAGATTTATTGCTACTGCTGGAGTCGTCGTACTTAGGAGCTGGAGTCTTAGGAAACTCCTGACTGGCTTTAGGCTCCGCCTTCTTTGCAGGGGCGGAGTCTTCGTCCTTCATTTTGGTGTTGTACTTCTTGCCACCAAACTCAAACTCTTTGTCCCCTGCTTCACGAGCAGCGCGAAAAGCTTTACCAAATGCGCTTGTTGCCATGATTCGCTCCTTAGCAGGCTTTGCCGCCCTTGTTCATCTTAATCATCGTGCCTTTGGTTTTGCCTTTGGTGGCAACGCCGTCACGGCTAGGGGCAGCAGTTTTCACAGCGCCCATCGAGGTAGTGCCAACACTACCGCCTTTTTTCATGCCCATCATGCCAGCAGCGGCAGGTTTTGCGGGAGCCATAGCACCGCGCTTTTTAGCCATCATTGCCATCATGCCGGGATTCATCTTCTTTGTAGCCATATCACCACCTCTTTTAAAAGTTTTGCCTTTGTCGGCGTCTGAGAATTCTTTGCCCACAGATTGCGGGACTCCTGCTTTCTTGGCAAACGCTGGGTTGTGGGCCACCGCTTCCATGAAATTGTGTTGCTTCTTAGTCTTGCTTGGCATCATCAGCCTTTGGTTTGAAGAAGCCTGTCAATTTTTTCTTCAAGCTTGTTAAACCGTTGGTCAATGTGGTCAGTAACTCTTGCCACTTCTGCTTTAGTTGCTGTATCACGGGCAATCTCCTCGCGTGTGATGTTTAAAAGCCGCTCAAGCCGTTTGACATCCTCGAATCTCTCGCGGATGAAAAACCACAAAGCTCCCATGACGAGAGACAGTGCGCCAGACCAGATGGTGTTGATGTCCATGTCAGCATTTCCATCTGGCCAAAGATGCGGCCTTGCGTGTAGGTTTGCCCTTCTCGTCCTTCATGGGGCCGGGCATACCTGACATACGTGCGCAAAACGATTTCTTACGGGGGCCACCCTCGGGCTGTGGAGCCTTCAGATTACTGCCCGTTGCTGCGTTGTACTTGGCACGGCCTTTGGCAGTCAAACCCGCCCCCTTAGAGACAGGCAGCTTTTCGCCCCGTCCAACTGCAAGGGAGGGATTTTTCTTAGCCATAAAACGCCACCGAAGCTACGTTTGCACCGTTGGTAATCACCAAGCTTGTCTGCACAAGGACACCTTCGCCGGGAAGCAGAACGTAATTCGTTTCCGCCGCGCCAATCGTGAGGGTGAACAAGGTGGTTGCGTTGTCTTTGACCGCAATCGTGGTAGCAGCGGTAGCGCTGTACCACAACCCCTTCAGGCGAGTACGCCCGTTAAAAGCTGTGGTTGAGCTATTGGCCGCACACGTTGCGCCTTTTACGTCATATTGCATGGACATGATGTCCTCCTAATTAGACGTTTTGCTGGCCAACCAGAGGATCAGTCACGAAGTAGGTGATGTAACCCGCAACAGTACCTGCGCCCGATGTGTTGTCAGTGACAGTCACATAAGACATTTCGGTCGATGGTGCAAAAGTCAAACCAGAAGTGACAACGCCCAGAGACGAGACAGCCAAGCCAGAGGCGAAGAAGTTGTTGTCGGCAGTGCCCGAGGTGTAACCAGTCGCACCCAAGTCGCAAGTGCCTGTACCAGCGTCAGTAATGACTACGGACAAAATAACTGCGCCAGAGGGGAGAATAAGTGCGGGAGCGCCAGAAGCAGAAGAAACTGCGACGTTGGTGCCAGCGGTAGCTGGGGAAGCGTCTGCAATGTAGAACTCAGCGGCCATAACGCCGGAGCCACAATATGCGGTGCGAGTTTGATCGCCGCCACCAGAACGCCAAATACTTTGGGTAGTTGAGAGTGCCATTTTAAATTGTCCTTACGTACAAGATCAGCGCATCAATCGGTACGTCGTCTGCCGGGTCAGTTTGATGCGCCGGGTTACCCCGGGCTGAATGCAATATACACCAAAAGAAAAGGGGGCACAAGGCCCCCTTCTCATCAGGCTCCTTGAGAGCCGTACATGCCCAGAGGGTCAGACCAGCCGAAGCTGTAACGCTCACGAGACTTGTAACGCACGTTGCCGGTGTCGAAGTCGCCGTCCATGCTGTTAGACAGCGGGGTGCGGACGAAGTGCTTCATACCGTTGGGTACGTCAGTGGTCAAGAACCACGCATTGGGGTCTGTCAAGTAGTGGTTTACAGAGTAACCACCGGGGATAGAACCGTTGTTTTTCAATGCGTTGACGTCGTTGTCATTGGTGCCGACGCGGAGTTCGGTTTCCAACAAGCGTGTTGCAACGAATTGCAACTGGACGGGGATGACCAACTTTTTAGGTTTGGCTGCAATCAACAGGCCACGTTCATCAGTCCACTGGGCGATTTGAATAACAGCGTTTTCCAACGAAGTTTCGTTCAAGTCAGCAGGGGTAGATGGGATGTTGCTGTTGGTGCCACCAGAAACCAAAGGATGGGTAGAGCTGAACAGAGCTTGACCGTCGCCACCAGCGTAGCTGGAGCTAAAGCCATTGTTCAACACGTTCGCAGCTTTGATTTGCTTGGTGTATGCCATGCCGCGAGCCAGAGCTTTGGTGTAGCGAGCAGACAAGCTGTCGTACAAGTTATCTTCGATGGCCTCTTCGGTCAGCGAGAAACCCAAAGCGATGGTTTCGTGGTTGTAGCGGGCAGTCCATGCTTCTTGTGCATTGTCGTAAGCGATGGCTGAGCCCTCGTTCTTGACTGGTGCGGCAGAGAAGCCAGACAGTTTGGTTTCTTCCTCGAATGAACGCTCAGAGGTCTCGGTTTCGTAGATCTCTTTGTGCTCTTCGCCGTACGTTGCATACTCAACACCGAACAAAGCGTTCAATCCGGGGAGCAACTCTTTCAATAGTTGTGCGCGTGAAATAGCCATTTTAAGTTACTCCTTAGACGCTGGCGTTGCCAGTTGGGTTGAGATAC